AGAAAGGATTGTAAATTCTAGTTTCTAATGTAGGATTTAAAAGTTGTAAACCTGCTTGTTTTGCTATAAAAAGTCCACCTTTTGGTGAAGTCAAGAACTTGAATATTCTAACTTTATCTGCTAAATCTCTTGATGTTCTTGTTAGTAAACCAACAAAACCTAAAGCACCTGATAAAGCATTACCGGATGTACCACCTACTAATTTTTCATTTATATAATTATCCCAATTAGAATTAACATCTCTTAGTATAATTGGATGAGTGTCATTACCATCAAAAGGACCTTTGTTAGCTACTCTTCTAAAATTAGATGTACCAAACTTATTTAAAATATTCATTCCATTTGGAACATTCTGAAATGTATCATTTTTAAACTCAAACAATTGTTTTATGTAGTCACTATCATCGTATGTTTTTTGTGTAGGTGGTACAGAAAAGTCACTAAGTGTGAAAGGCCCTTCATTTTTAATTGAAACATAATTTGCATTTTGAGTAGCTAGTGGATTATCTACTGTATGAAGAACTCTCCCCACATTAAAAGTTTGTGAACTAATACCACTAACAAAATCACTATATCTACTTTGAAAATTTACTCTACTCATAAAATCTGTAGTAGTTGCTGATGGAATCTGTTGTGTGTCATTAAAAGTCCAATTACCAGAACCATCCTTCTTAGCTACAGTCAAAGTTAGTGAATCATTTGTTGGTGGATTAAACATACTAACATAACTAGCCAAAGGTGTAGTCATAAAATCATCAGTAAATTTTGGTTGTACTTTTGGAGCTAATATATTAGCTTGACTTTCGTACTGATTTGGTAGAGAATTATTTTCTCTAACATCTTTCATAAACTTATTATACTTACTCTCTAAATTAGTCTTAGGAGTAAAACCATTAGCACCAGCAGAATTATTAGGAAAAAAGTCTACACCTTTCTCTATCTGACTGTCTAATCCATCGTACTGAGATTG